GGCGGGATTTTATCCCCGATGAAACGAATTGATCCATGACCGAAAAGAAAATTCCCGGAATATTCGAAAATTGCAAGATTTCATTGAATAACGCTGGATCTTGGATTGGTCCCGCGGATCTAGGTGCTGTCACGACATTATTGCGATTGGCACGTCTAATCGATGATCTTCTTGACATGGGCGAAACGAAAGATCTTGCCCCGTTGCTGTCCAGGCTGTCGACAATCATGGATCAGCTGCAACTTACCCCGAAGTCTAGAATTGATCAGGACCTATCAACCAAAAAGGAAGAATCCAATGGCGACGAATTCCAAAACGCTTATTTACGGATCGTCAACACCAAGGATCCAGTCAAGTCCAGTCCAAGGAAGAAGCCTGGGACCAATAGTTAGTGATCTAGCCGAACACATTGGCGTCCCCTTTATGCCATGGCAAAAGCACGTCATGGATGACGCGTTGACGATTGACGATGACAATAAATGGATTCGAACGACAGCGGGAATCTTGGTTGCCCGCCAGAATGGGAAATCGCACTTGGTCAGAATGCGCGTGTTGGCTGGATTGTATTTATTCGGTGAATCACAAGGCTACGGCATCGCGCAGAATCGCCGATTGTCAATTGATCACTTATGGAAAATTATTGATATGGCCAATTCGGTCGATTGGATGCGTAAACGGATCAGAAGAATTTCCCGGACAAACGGATCTGAATCAATCGAAGTCTGGTGTGAGCATTATCCAAACAATTGTGACGGTCCCTGTAATCAAGTCCGCAAATATGGCGTCTTAGCAGCTACCGACGACGGGGCTCGTGGCGCGTCAGCGGATTTCTTATGGATTGACGAACTTCGAGAAATTCAAGAATCGGTCTGGTCCGCAGCTGCGCCGATTACCCGTGCCATGCCAAATCCTGCGACGTGGGTATCAAGTAACGCGGGCGATCTGACTTCGACGGTCCTAAACGATTTACGCAATCGCGCATTAGCAGACGACAACCCGCGACTTGGATGGTATGAATGGTCCGCCGAACCTGAATGCCGAATTGATGACGTCAAAGCCTGGCAACAAGCAAATCCCGCGTTGGGTTACAGGGTACAAATTCAATCCCTTGAAGATTCTGTCGCCCGTGACAAACCTGACAACGTGCGAACCGAACTATTGTGTCAATGGATTCAAGCATTGGACAGCCCTTGGAATTTTGACCAATTCGACGCGGGAACGGATCGGACGTTGGTCCTAGATTCGACAGGCGTCCCAACATGGGCGGGATTGGATCTTGTATTTAACCGAACCGAAGCCTTCCTGGTAACCGCGCAAGAAGTCGATGGAAAGTTGCGCGTATTCCTTCACCAATGGAAAAAAGATGGACCGATCAATGATCGGGAACTTGCTTCCGAAATTGCAATCATCGCTAGACAATACAAAATCCGACAGATTGCATTTGATCCAAATACCGGTGGATTTATCGCGCCATTACTTCAAAAGGCAGGGATCAGAATGGAAAGCACACCATGGTCATCCGCTTATTTTGCCACGTTATGCGATGTCACAATGTCATCGATGAACGCGGGCAGAATCGTCCACACGGGACAAGTTGAACTTCGAACCCACTTGGCAGCTTGTGCCAGGCGTCCCGCTTCGGATGGCGGATGGCGAATTGCCCGCCGTGCTAGCCAAACACCAATTTCCGCAGCTGTCGCGATGGTCCTAGCCGTTGGACACGCGGAAGCACCGCGGACGCAAGTTGTGTCGGCTGTCGTGTAATCTGATTACGATCCCGAAGGTTATTCTTGGCACTTTCGGGATCATTTATGTAACAACACGCGTCAAATTGTTTCATTATTTGCATTGGACAAAATAAACGTCAAGCATGGGATCATGGGATTCTTGAATGCGTTTCGCATCACTAACGATGAACCATTTACGCCAGGCATGAGCGTTCGCGCAGCTACATTGGCAGACATCCCATATTCCGGATTATCTTCGGCATGGGGATTCCCTGGCGAAGTCCCTTCCGTTGTCACCGTAACCCGTGAGCAGGCGATGACCGTCCCCGCCGTTGCCCGCGCCCGCGGAATCCTTGCAGGATCTATCGGAACAATTCCATTGGAATCTTTCAATCGCATCACAGGCGCGAAGATCACAAACCGCACACTTATCGAACAACCTGATCCCGCACTTCCTAGAATCAATACGATTTCGTGGTTGGTGGACGATCTGATGTTTTACGGCGCAGCTTATCTTCAAGTTTTGGACGTTAGCCTGGAAGATGGTCGCCCATACCGCGCCCGCCGAATCAATCCTGGTCGCGTGACTTGGAATGTAAGTCCCGACGGCACAATGATCACTTCCTACAATGTAGACATTAAGCCCGTCCCGAATACTGGTCTGAATTCTTTGATCGTCTTTCAATCAATTGAAGAAGGCTTGATTGCCCGCGCTGGTCGCACAATTAAGACAGCGATTGAACTTGAACAAGCGTCTTATCGCATGGCATCCGAACCCGTTCCACAAATGGTCTTGATGAATGAAGGAATGAATTTACCGGGCGATCAGGTCGCAGGATTGATGGACACATTCAAGCGCGCTCGCCGTGAACGATCGACAGCATATGTCGAAGGTCCAATCAAGTTAGAAGTTGTCGGTCTAGATTCTGCCCAAATGCAAATGGTCGAAGCCCGTCAATTCTTATCTGCCGACATCGCTAGAACCTGCGGAATTCCTGCCTGGTATCTAAACGCCGAATCTGCGTCAATGACTTATTCAAACGTAACCGCCGAACGTCGATCCCTTCTTGACTTCGGACTTCGCCCATACATTTCCATCATTGAAGATCGTCTTTCAATGGATGACGTAACACCACGCAATCAGATCGTTCGATTTGCAATTGACGATTTCCTACGCGGAAACCCAATGGAACGCGTCGACATAACAATCAAACTATTGGACGCAGGAATTATCGATCTTGATGAAGCCCGCGCCATGGAAGATCTTGCGCCACGCGGGACCGAACCTGCCACGGATAACGGCACAACACCACCATCACAGACAAGGGAAATTCCAACCCAATGAGATTAGAATTCAGCGCACCGATTACAGCTGCGAACGTAGCAGAGAAAACAATCACAGGCGTCGTCGTGCCTTTTGGGAAGCCTGGCGCGACGTCGATGGGTCCCGTGGTATTTGAACTTGGCTCGATCAACGAAATCGATCCCGCTTCCGTCAAACTTCTTTTAGAACATGACAATCGTCGTCCGATTGGTCGAGCCATTAACTTCAGCGTCACACCTGGCGGAATAAACGGCACATTTAAGATCGCCGAAACCACCGCAGGCGCGGACGCGCTTATCGAAGCGTCGGAAGGATTGCGCGATGGTCTTTCCATTGGCGCGATGATCGACGCCCATGAAATTCGTGACGGGATAATCCATGTCACGTCTGCACGAATGATTGAAACTAGCCTGGTGACTTCACCTGCCTTCAATGATGCCCGTGTTACACAAGTCGCAGCTTCGGATCCCGAAGATGACGAAACAACCGAAACGATCGAGGAGATCGAAACTATGTCAGAACAACCAATCGAAGAAGTCGAAGTGGCTTCGGATGTTGAAGCGTCAAAGGTCGAAGCATCGACTTTCGGATCACCAATCTTCACACAGCCACGCGCACTTCCAGAATTGACCGCTGGTCAATACGCAAGCAAGATCTTGTCAGCACAACGCGGAAATCGCGATGCGATGGATTTCCTAACCGCAGCTGGCGAAGCCACAACAACGGACAACGCAGGTCTTATTCCTGTACCGTACCTACGCGAAATCATTGGCGTCGTTGATTCATCACGTCCATTCATCGACAGCATTGAGCGTCGCGCACTTCCAGCCGCTGGAATGTCATTCAGAATCCCGCGCTGGCAGGTTCTTCCTACCGTGGGTGAAACCGATGAATTGGCAACACCATCCGACACCATGACCGAAATCGATGATCTAGTTGTTGACGTGGTTAAATTTGCCGGACAACAGCGCGTATCGATCGAGCTGCTCGAAAGATCAGATCCGTCATACCTTGACGAACTTCTTCGCGGACTAGCTGCGTCCTACGCACAACAGACCGATCTTTATGCCTTTACCCAGGGCGTTGTCGGTTGTGGCGCATCAGGTGGAACAGGATACGTCGCAGCTATCGCCGACGCCGTAGCCGATTCAGCTGCCGTCATGCGTTTCAATCCAAACCGTCTGTTGGTTGGCGCGACACAATACGCAGGTCTATTGTCTGCGGTTGACGATGCAGATCGTCCACTATTCAACGCCGTTGGTCCAACAACTAACGCAGCTGGAACAAACATCATGTCCCGCGGAAACGTAATGGGTCTTGATCTAGTGGTCGATTACAACATTGGCGCAACTAATATCCTGGCTTACCCATCCGCATATGCTGCCTTCTACGAAAGCGGAACCGCACAGGTTCGCGTCAACGTAATCGACACCATGACCGTGGAAATTGCGGTATATGGATTCGTTGCATTGGCTAACAAGTACCCAACAGCGATTCGGGCAATCACCGTCTCCTAGTTGAAACATCGTGAAGGGGATCGTCCTGGTCCTGAACGGTCCCCTTCACTTCATCCAAAGGAATTCAAATGGCACTTATTGACATCGATGATTTCAAAGAGATCTTAGGCGTCGGCGATCTGTACGCCGATTCACTTCTTGAATCTGCGATGGAATCTGCCGAAAATTTAATCCTTGGATTCTTAAATTTCCACCGTGCTTCAATTGTTGCCGTAACCATTCGGAACAACGTGGCAACATTCGCCACACGAAGCCCGCACGGTTACGTCATCGGACAGCAAGTCACAATCAGCAAGGTCGGAAACCCATTCGACGGAACCCGCACAATCACACGGGTCACCGAATACACATTCCAGGCATCGATCACTAATGCCGATATTGCGCGACGCTTGAACGTGCCTGATGGCGATTGCATTCTTCAAGGACAATCAAGTTATTACGACACCAATGAAAATTGCCGGACCGCAGCTCTCATGGTTGCCGTGGACATTTGGAACGCACGTCAATCCGCATCGGGTCAAATGCAGGCTGTCGATTTCAATCCTGGACCGTATCGAATGGGACGATCATTGTTGTCCCGCGTCGTTGGATTGATTAGCGAATACCGCGATCCCAAATCGATGGTCGGATAATGTCTAACAAATTAAGCGACGCCCGCGCAGCTCTAAAGACTACGCTGGAAGCGTTAGGATACATCGTTTATTCCGCACCGCTTGAAAACATGACGCCACCGTGCTTGATCCTGGTCCCTGCGTCCCCATACGCGTCCATCGTGACCGTTGGATCAACGCCACGAATGATCCTGTCATTTCAGGTGACATTATGTGTCGCAGCTAATGACAATCAAGCTGCCCTTACAAACTTGGACGCGATGATCGCTAACGTGTCCGAAAACCTTCCGACGGGAATCCGCGTCGGGGACTTTACACAACCAAAGATCGTTCAGGTTGGACCTAATGATCTACTATCAACCGACATTCAATTCGATGTCACAATCTAAGGAAATCTAATGGCACTTACCTATGTAACAGGACATGATCTGTCCTTATCGATTGACGGCGATTCGTATGATGACGTCGCAGCTTCGGTAACCCTAGCCGTCGAACCAAATCAGCAGACACTTGAAGTCCTATCTGGTCGCGCTTACAAGACTATCGACTACACAGCCACGCTGTCCGTGGAACTTTACCAGGATTGGGGATCCACATCGCCTGCGTCCGTGTGTGAAGCCCTATTTGACGCAGCTGGCGCAGCTGGTGACACAGGAATCGGATTTAGTTTCACAGCAAATGGAAGCGTATTTACTGGCGACATCTTCCCGAATTTCCCGGAAGTTGGTGGCGCAGCTACGGACGCTCTAACCGTGACCGTTGAATTCGTCGTCGTTGACGGCGCCGTTTCGCGGGCATAACGAAAGGAATCAGGACCAATGAAAATCCAGATCAAAATTAAACATCCCGATCACGGCGTTATGGTTGTGACCACGTTGCCCGCCGATCTCATGAAATGGGAACGGATGACGAAATCAAAGATGACCGATCTTGTTGAGAATCGGCGGGTCGACGGGGAAGATGTTGTCAAAGTCAACATGGGATTTGAAGATCTTATGGTCATGGCGTTCGCTGTATTACAACGCGGAAATCAAACCGACAAGAAATTCGATCTATGGGCGAACGAATTGGAATCCGTCGAATTGGTGGGAATTGATGAAACGGATTTTACGGAAACGGCACTATCGGACGAACCATCGCCGATCTTGCCGTCGAAGGAATAGTCAAGATTAACCTGGAAGATCTTGATTGGGAATTGTTGGGGACCATCCAGAAAATAAGAATCGAAAATTCGAAAAGGAAATGACATGGCAAGCAAAGAAGCGATGAAGGTGGATCCCGCCCAATACGCTTCAATCTTGCAATCGTTGAAAGCCCTTCCAAAAGGCGCGTCCGAAGATCTACGTCAAACCGCGATCCAAATAGCCGATTCCATTATGGTCCCATCGATACGCGGGGCAATTTCCGCACACGCTGGATCCTATGCGTCTAAATTGAATCAGGCTGTCAAGGCTGGTCGCGATCGAATTCCCAAGGTAACAATCGGATCAAAATCGGTCGCGTTTAGTGGTGGCGCGTCAACGAATTACATTCGTTTCGGTACGATTAAAGGCGTGTATCAAAGCCAACCTTCCGCAGCTTCCACCGGAAGATTTCAATTTTGGGCGCAAGGCGTTCGTCCAGGCTGGACCGATGCAGCTGCCGAATCTTACACCGAACCGACATTCCTAGCGTGGCAAAAAGGCGTTAATGACGTCATTGATAAATGGAATCGGGGGTCAGATTACTAATGGCGACTAAAGGCGTTGGACGTCCCTTAACGATTCTTTTGCAAGCCGACACGACTGGTCTGGCGCAAGGTCTACAAGAAGCCCAATCGGGCGTCAAGAAGTTATCAAAATCGATCAACAAAGCTGCACAAGTTGCAACCGTTGCTTTAGCAGGATTGACCGCCGTTGCGCTTGATTTCGCCAAGGCAGCTGCGGAAGATCAGACATCGGCGTTACTACTTGAAAAGGCGTTGCAAGATTTAACGAATGCAACCGATGCACAAGTCCAAGCCGTCGAAGATTACATCAGAGCGACATCATTGGCATTGGGTATTGCTGACGATGAATTGCGTCCAGCGTTCGCCCGTTTAGTACGATCCACCGATGACGTTTCCAAATCCCAAGAATTGCTGAATCTTTCGCTGGATATTGCAGCTGCGACGGGTAAGCCTTTAGAAGCCGTAGTCAATGCCGTTGGTCGCGCATATGACGGGTCCACGACATCATTGGGTCGACTGGGATTGGGTATTGATAAGGCGACATTGGCTTCGGGCGATTTTGCCAAAATTCAAGCCGAAATTCAATCAAAGGTCGGCGGAACCGCGTCAACCGTCGCAGGTACAGCGACAGGATCATTCGCACGATTGACCGTTGCCGTTGATGAAGCAAAAGAATCGATCGGGGCTGGTCTACTTCCGTTTATCGGTCCGCTAGCCGATAGCCTTGCAAGACTTGCGCCAATCATCGCAGAGAATTCAGAATTGATTCTTGGAATTGGTGCGGTGGTGGGTGCATTATCTATCGCAATTATTGCGTTGAAATTTGCGCTAATCGCGACCAATGCGATCATGGTCATCACGACAACAATTGGCGCAGCTCTAAAGATCGGCTATTTGACGTTAGCAGCTGCGACAGGATCGGCGACCGCAGCTCAAACCCTGGCGGAACTTACTTACAAGAAGTCAATTGTTGCCTTAGTTGCCTACAATGTCGCGATGGCAGGTCTAGCCGTTAAGACAGCCGTTGTCACAGCTGCGCAATATGCCTTTAATCTTGCATTGTCATTGAACCCAATTGGATTGATCATCATTGGCGTCGCAGCTCTTGGAGCTGCATTCGTTTTGGCATACAAGAAAATCGAACCCTTCCGGGATTTGATGGATTCAATCTTCCAAAAGATTAAGAACATTGGAACCGCAATAAAGGAATCCCCTGTCGGTCAAGCAATTGCAAAAGCCTTCGAAGGATTCCGCGCAGCTGGTGGACCCGTTCGCCAGGGCAAATCTTACGTCGTTGGGGAAGCGGGACCTGAATTATTCACCGCAAATACATCAGGGGCAATTTCGCCGTCAGGATCCTTCGGTGGCGGTGGCGGGGTGAACATCACAATCAACGGCGCAATCGATCCAGAAGGTGTCCGCAGAAGCCTTGAAACGCTATTCCAGAACAGCGCACGTCGGACAGGTCCCGTCAATTTTGCGGGGGCTAGATTGTGACATCCTACGATCCAAATCCTTCGGTCTTTATCAATTCCGTCCTAGTTGATCCCGACGTTGTTATTGACGATATAAGCGTCACAAACGGACGTCCGAACATCCTTGAACAACCGTCCCCAAGTTATGCCCGCGTTATCTTATGGACCACCGCGGACACGGCTATCGATGTCCAATTGTCACAACCACTTCAGATTCAGATCGAAACCCCGTCCGCTGGCGACGTGTCAATCTTCAAGGGAATCATTAGCGACATCGACATTCAATTGTCAGATTATGGCGACATCGGAAACGTCACGACCTACACCTTGACCGCCGTTGGACCGCTGGCATCGCTTAATCACAACTTAGCGGGATCGGTAGGTTATCCGAAAGAATTTGACGGCGATCGAATTTTGAAGATCCTAACCGAAGCCTTCTT